GCATAATTGCCGTTAGCAAGAGCCAATATATGTGCACACTTATGTTCTTGAGGAATTTCAGAATGCTCAGTGTTAAGAATATTGGGCTCAGGATGACCCCAGTCAATAGTAAAAAGATAGGTGCCAGGATAAAACTTTTTATCTTTTCCTCTAAACTTACCATCTACACCATCCAACCAATCAAAGCGATGAATGCTAGGATAATAACTAAAACAATTCCACAATTGTAACTCGTCAAGGCGCATATCGGGCACTTGATCTCTAGAAAAATGTTTTTGGAAAAACGCTGAAATAGGCAAACGCCAAAAGCACGCACCGTTCGATAACATGATGTTAAAAAGTATGGAACGTCCCGTAATAGAAGTAATTCCAAAAATGACACAATCTCTTTCACCTTTTCGAGACTTATCCATGTCGTACAAATATTCCGTACGTATTTTACAATAAATTGGAGGTATGCTTGCATTTAAATAAGACACTTAACATTTCCATCTTTTTCTTGCTTGTCTCAATCTTGAATTTGGATCTTTTGCAGCTTTAGGAAATTTTTTCATTTGTCCTGCACTTCTTGCACAATAACTTTTTCTTCTTGCTGCTCTTTTAGGACCAGGTTTATCTTCTGTTACTGCTGTTTTTAATTTACTTCCAGGATTTTTTCTTCTGTAAGCCATGACTCCTGCTTGAGTCATTCCTGCACCAGCTTTTGTAGAACGAAAATTTTTTTTATTTCGTGGTGGCATACCACCTTTTGACATCTTCAAAAGCTGAGCAGTATAATTATCCATTTTGACCAGTTAATCTTGGTGCACTGTATACATCTGTAAACAATGTATAAGCAGTAATGTTTTGTTTTGTTTTACAAAATACACCTGCAGGGAATAGAATTCCGTCTTCAGGTAAATTCATATTAATCACATCACCATTTGATACATCCACAGCAAGTAAAGTAGTTCCAGCATTAGAAGTGGTTGTTAATTCTAAAAAACCATTTCCACCACCACTTGATGCTACCGATATCGCTCTAACACGAACAGGTTGAGCAATAATTGCAGTGACACCAGCTGCAGCTGCAGATCTAGTTGCTTGTATGTCGCTTTTGTAACTCATTTTAACTCCTTAGTTTGTGGCTCCCGAAGGAGCCACTAATTTATTATTACGAAGTAGCTACTGCGACTCTCGTATCCATTCTTAACCAGTTAGTACCATCTGAAAAAGCGTAAACTGCATTTCCTGTAGCACCATTTGATGTGTAAACCATAACACCTTCATTAGCAGTTGCTAATAGAGTTTCGCCAGCTCTTGTTCCTGTTGCGATTGTTAAAGTTGTGTCATTTGATACTGACCATGCAACTGATCCACCTTGTTGAGTGTCAGTAGCATTTACGTTAGCACCACCAATGAAACCATTTAATGAAGTCACTGGACCTGTAAAAGTAGTGTTAGCCATAATTATTCTCCTAGTTATTTTAATGTAGTCTCTAGGCCGTCCGCTGAATTCGGTCTACATTAAAGTTACATTCAGTATTTATATTATATCAAATAAATTAATGGGAAGAAAGCTCTGCAAAATTAAATGAAAGAGCATATTTAGTTTCGTTTTTAAAAACTCTATTTTTAGTCTCATGATTTAAAATGCTTGTAAAAATAGCAAAATTTCCAATTTTTGCCTCTACTTCTTCCTTAATATCAGTAAAAACTAAAGGTTGATTTGCATTTGACAAATAAACAACGCCAGACCATAAAGATCCAAAGTGATTGTGGTTTTGTGTGTAATGTCCAAATGTTTCTTTTAATCCCCAACTATCTTGAATACCATAAGGGTTTATTGAAATATTTTTATCTATGTAATTCATAAACAGATGAGTAAGATTAAAAAATTCAGGGTCTGAATTGAAATATTGATAAGAAGTCATATTACCTTTAACATTAGTTTTACCATTCAAAGCACTTTCTTCTCTTATACCTTGCTCTATTTTGTCAATAAAATATTTTGTATTAATATCTGAAAGGTTACCTTTAATAAAAAAATAATTTTGTCTAATAGATGATTCTTTGTGTTTAGAAATAATCATAAATGTTATTTAACATAAAAAAAGGGCGATGCAAATAAATACATCGCCCTTTAAAATTAGTAACCGTTTAACGATTAACTAGTTGGTAAATTTCCGTTACCAAAAATACATCTTGGATCTGAGAATCCAAAAGAGTATCTTTCTCTAGCTTTGAATCTAACGTTACCAGTGTCGAAGTCACCTTCTAAAGCAGTCTTAATTGGGCTTCTTTCGAAGTGTTTAAGACCATTAGGGACATCTGTTAACAAGAAGAATGAATCAGTGTCAGTTAAGAAGTTATTCACTCTGTAACCTTCTGGAACCATTCCCATGTTGTTGATAGCGTTGATGTCGTTATCAGCAGTACCTGTTCTAAGAGTTGATTTCATCAATCTTTCAGCAGTAAATTGTAATTCTTTTGGAATTATCATTTTTCTACCGTTAAGAGCGATTTTTAATCCTCTCTCATCAACGAAACCTTGGATATCGATTAGAGCTTGCTCTAATGAAGTTTCGTTTAGGTCAGCTGCAGTTGCCAATACGTTTGAGAACGTTCCACCATTTGATAATGGGTGATTGTTCGCAATTAAAGGCACACCGTCACCACCTGTTACAGCAGTGAATTGTGCTTGGTTAAGCACTTGTGCAGCTTTTACCTGCTTCGTGTTTGACATAGATCTTGCTAAAGCTCTTGTGTATCTTTGAGCAAGTCTGTCGTATAGGTTATCTTCGATCGCTTCTTCAGTGATTGAGAATGCTAAAGCGATTGTTTCGTGTGTGTATCTAGCAGTATATGCTTCGTTTGCTTGATCGAACACAACTGATGCACCTTCTTGTTTTGTTGGTGCTCCAGCGAAACCACTTAACATTACTTCTTCTTCAAAAGCTCTGTCAGATGATTCAGTAGCATAGATTTCAGCATGCTGATTATCATATCTACTGTACTCCAGGCCGAATAAGGCATTCAAACCTGGCTCTAACTCTTTAGTTAGCTGTTGTCTTGATATAGCCATTGTCTATTCTCCTTATTAGATACCTGTACCATCACGGTAAAAGTGTTTGTTTATTCTAACTAGAATGTTTGCGTTAGCTGAACCAACATCACTGTTATTAGGGTCTTGAGAAATGTCAATTGCCTGAATCACGAATGATGCGTTAGTTCCAGAAGCTCCAACATCAAGTTGTACTTCTGAGATTCCAGTTTTGGTATTCCCTGTTCCGTTTGTAACTGAATAGTTTTGGAACAAATCTGCTCTTGCAAAAGTCGCATCAGCATCCATTAAGAAAACAGCGTCTGGATCATCCACTACAAATGCTGTAATGTCTGAAGCAGCTACGCCGCCTGGATAATAGTTGCTAAAAGTCGGCTTTTGAGTAGTCGGATCTGTATAAAAACATCCGTTAAAAACACCCACAACAGAAGTTGAGTTACCAGCTGTATGTCTTTCTACGTTACCGCCAGTTACTGGTATAACCAGGTCACCTTGGTAAATCGCAGTTGCATACGAACTAGCAATTGTATATCTGTTTTGAGCACCAACTAGGGGAGTACCATCAAGTTTTCTGTACGGTCTTAGACCGAACTTTTCTACAACGTTTGCCATAGTTTATATTACTCCTATTAGTTTGTTTTTAATTTAAGCCAACCCCTAGTAGTAATAACAAAAAGATTAATTTTTGCGTCCACCACCAAAGGTAACACGTTTCTGCCTATCAATATTGATTGGCATCGACGGGTGTTGTTCCTTCATAAGATCGTTGTCGACTCCTTTGAGTTGATCTGTTGTAAGTCTTGCGAAATACTCAGATCGCTGTCTTAAGATCTCTGTTGGTATCCTTGCCAACACAAGGCCTCCAATTCCAATACAACCAGAATATTTGCCCTCGGATAAAATAGGATATTTGTTAATATCGGGATCATTTTTAATTTCCTCCGCTTTAACAAACTCCCACCCTTCTCTAAGTTTCTTTGTTACGTTAGACGTATCTTCGAAACCTTGCACATTGGTTCTAATCCATCTGTGCTCATACCCATTGGGCGGCTTTGGTGCATCCAAACTGGATGGTAACTGCCAAGTCTTTTTTCTCGTTTGAGAACTTCTATCCTCGGCGTTGCGTGAAGTTCTTTTTATAGTATCGTTCATATTATTGAGCCTCCTTCACATATTTAACGTACTCTTCAAGTGGCACACCTAATCGTTTAGCTATTGCTACCTGTGATTTGGTGAGTGTCACAGTTTTGCGTCCGACCTCTTTTCTTCCAGCAGAAGCAACGGTCTGAACAGGTTTTGCTTTCTGCGTAGCTTCGACAGCTTCAGCAGGCTTTGCAAAGCCTTTTGCTGTCAAAATAGGTTCTAACCTTTTCTCTATTTCATTATAGTATTCGTCAGAGTCAACTTCAATACCCTCTTGGCGTATCTGACCGTCTAACGCAACAGCATATGCTGTTAACGCAGGATCTTTTTCATAGCCAAACCAGTCTTTGTGTTTATTTTTAAAAGCAATTGCTTTTTCTGACGGAGTAGGTTGTTCTTGTTGAGCTTCTTGAGGTTGTTGTTTAGCTCTTTCTTCTTCCTCTTTTTTAGCTACTTCTGCAGCTTCAAGAGCAGCTTTTCTTTCCTCAGCTCTAATTCTTGCTTTCTCTTTTTGAACCGCTAATTGAGTTAACTGATCATTCGCTTCCATGATTTTATCAGTATCATTGTTCTCAATAGCAATTTTAAGATTGTTTTTTACTTGTTCTCTTTGAGCATCAACTCTTGCATCAAATTCTTTTAGATAATTGTCAGATTCAACATTATATTGTTTTTCGATCGAATCTAATTTCTTTTTCATACCTGCAGCCAATTCTTCAGCAGCTTGTTTTTGTCTTTCTGCTTCTTTTTGTCTGAAAGTAAGTTTATCTATTCTTTTGTTTTGAGATTTGTATTTTTTATATAAGCTATCAAAATCTTTTTCAGGCATTTCTTCTTTTTCGCCTTCAATTTCTTTAGCTTCTTTTTTTAAATCTGCTTTAAGGTCTTCAACCTTATTTTCTTCAACTTTGATTTCAGGTGTCTCATCTTTTTTCTCTTCTTCTTCAGAAGTTCCGTGAGCCGTGTACCCTAAATCAACTTCACCAAAATTTAACTTTGGATCTTCTTTCTTTTCTACGTTATTTGCAGATTCTTTAACCTCAACAGTTAATTCTTCTTGTTTCACATCATCTGTATCGATTTCGATGTCGACTTTTGATTGTTTTGTTTCTGCCATCTGTCCTCCTTAAAACATTTTTGCAATATCTTCAGGATTCTGAACGACAC